GCCCCAATTACATCCCATCGACCGTCAGCTGCCTGATTTACGACCCGGGCACCGGTACCAGGACTGCTGGCACCGGAAGCAGAGCTACTACTTGTTGTATCTAAAGTCGTAGCCTGTATCGCTGCATTCTGTTTGATCAACGAACCAATCTGAAATATGGATGTTGCTGCTGATAACGCAGTAAGAATACCTGCCAGTATTGGATTAGCAGCATGCACCGCCCAAATATTGGCAATGGCCAGCGCACCGGCTGCTACTGCCTGAGCGATCTGAATAGCCATAGTGGCGCTTGCCTGTTTTTTCTTCAGATCAAGTTCTTTCTGGGCAAACTCCTGTTCTATTTTCTGACGTTGCTCAGCATTATTCCCGGCTGCAGTAAGTTGTTTCTGTTTCTCAGCTTCAAGACCGTCAGTTTCCATTTGCTGATAAGCACTGATAGCGTCTGCAACCGCACCGGCAAACTCAACAGCCTGCTGTGCGTATTTTGCTCCGGTTTTTGCCTGGAGTTGAAGCTTCTTATCATTAAACTCTTTTTCGGTAAGCCACTCCTTACCCCTGGCGTCTTTTAATTCCTGAAGTTCTATTTCATATTGTCCACGAATACTGGTTACTTCATCCAATCCGAATTTTTCGCGGAAAGCCTTCTTTTTATCCTGGAATGATTTCTCGTCAGCCAGTTTTTTATCAGCAATCGCTTTTACCGATAATGCCAGCTTTTCTTCGGCGGTAACAATGGCAGCTGCAGCAGCTTCAACATTCGTTTTCTTCGCTTCCTCAGTTTCAAACGAAAGACTACCTATTTGCTCAGCATATATCTTTGCATCAGCAACCCGCCTTTCGTTGGCCGTAACTTCCAAAGCCAATAGATCAGCCTCGTATTTTTCTTTGCTAGAAAAGTTATCGAGCAGTTTTGTTTTCTCCAGTTTTTCAAAACTATCAGTCGATTTTGCATTTGCCTTAAAAGTATCCTGGGCAACTTTGAGTAAAGCAGCATTACCATCCATCTTGCGTTTAATGGCAATGTCCTGTATCTGATTTTCAAGATCAAGGTAGTCCTTACTATCTTTCTTATAAAGTCCTTGTTTTAATTTCAAATACTTTACTTGCAAGTCAAGTAATTCCGTATTATATTCCACTTCATTTTTAAGACCGTCAATCTTCGCCTGCTTCAAAATGCTTTGTTCTTTCAGCATCTGAGCCTCCAGCGCTTCCAATGCAGCCTTTAACCTGGCTTCACGGGCTGCTTTTGCTTTGTTCTTTTCCTCATCAGTCAATGCACCGGTACCGCCTGAACCACCACCTGCAGCAGGTGTTGATTTTGGTTTACGTGGATCATAAATAACCAGTTCTTTTTTCTTCTCAAATCCGGCAAAACGTTTATCAATCTCATCTAATTCTTTAGTCATTCTACTTAAAGAAGTAAAATAGGACTGAAAATCATTAACCTGAGTAGTGGTTAAATCTTTACCCATATTGTCTATCAAATACTGAGAGGCCTCTTTTCTTCCTTTGTCCAAATCGGAGATATTGCGTTGAAAAATATCTTTTATTGCATCAGTGATTATTGATCCTGCAGGATCTCCCTTTTTTCCCGCAATTCCTTTACGTAAACTATCAATGCTATTTACCTGGTCTTCGATGTATTTAGTCATTACGTCTGCTTTTGTTTGCTCTTTCATTTGAATAGCAATTTTTTCGCGTAATGCTGCATTTACTTGTAACTGTGCAGTTGTCAAATCATTTAAATTTGACTTTTCAGTCAACTGATAACCAAGATAAGTACCATAAACAGAGTTTATTTTATCTATTATGATTTTATATTGTTCTTTATTGCCAATATTTTTTTTTGCTAATTCAAAAAGTTGGTTTGAGTTTGCGACCTCTTTTTCAGCTTGTTTATTAAAGTCCTTGTAAGCTTTTTCAGCGACAGTTTGTGCTGTTACCCATTTGTAAATAAGAATAGTTAATCCGGCAATTAAAACACCAATTGCTAAATATGGATTTGTAAATAGTGTTTTGAAAAACTTTATTGTAGCACTATCAAGTATTTTCGTTGCAATAGTATTCGCTTTTTTAGCAGCAGTGTCGTAATTCGTTGCCAAAGTATGTGCAATTATTGCAATAGTATAAACACTGATTGCAGCAACCAGACTAATGATTAATCCTGAATTTTCACTAATCCATTTTGGCAATTGCACCAATATCTTTAAAAAATTAGTGGTAAAATTAGTGGCGCTCAGCATGGCAGGATTTAACCCTTCTACCAGTTGCATCCCCAATTCACCCAATCTGTTTTGTGCCTGTTTGAGTTTGGCAGAGGTAGTATTGGTATTTATTTGTGCCTGGGTAAGTGCAACATTAGTCCCGGTGACGGCCACTGTAAGTTTATCATAAGCCCCTACATTTTCGAGGAGTATTTGACCTGCAGTAATATTTTCAGCCCCGAAAACTTTCTGAAGTAAAGCATCGCGTTCCATGGCCGATGATTTATCTTTCATTTTCTGGTTAATCTCAGTGATGGCATCGCGAACATTGAACGCACCACTCACATAACCTACACCGGCATCTTTCATCTTGAGCAATGCACCCCGGAGTTTTGTTCCTGCTTCTTCGCCCAACAATTGTTTCGACGCAAGAACCTCCAGCATGGCCACAGTTTGTTCCAATGTCATATTACTGCCATTGGCCACCGTACCCACATTTTTCAACGAACCGGCCAGACTGTCAGCTTCAGCCGATCCGGCCAAAGAACCGGCTGCAATAGTATTTATAATACGGTTCGAATCTGACGCCTCCAGGTTAAACTGGTTGAGCGAAGCGGTTACCACATCAAAGGCTACAGCCACATCCATTTTCCCTGCAGCAGCCAAAGTCAATGCCTGTTTGGTAACCTCGGCCATGGCTTCTTTATTCTTTAGCAGTTCCGGGCGTTTACTACCGATTACCGTAAATCCGTCCAGGATTTCTTTACTCGAAGCAGTAATCCTTACACCGGCTTCAGTTGTGGTAGTCGATAGTAGTTTGGCCTGTTCAGTCAGCCATAGGATATCAGTATCTCCCAGTCCGGTCAAAGCCTTCAGGTTTGCCTGGCTATCTTCCAGTTCCATGCGCATATCCATAAACTTTTTCAAGCCCATGGTCAAACCAGTCACAGCAGCAATTCCAGCCATGGCCATACCCATATATTTATTGATTCCGTTGGCAGCTTTACTCCATCCACCTTCAGCACTCCCCAACTGGCTATTCATTTCCCGCTGTGCCTTACCAACTTCTTTCGTTATGCGGTTATATTGCTCCAGTTTTATTTTATGGCCATCCGTATCACGCGTAGTTGCCTTCAGTTCTTTCTGCAGCTTTTTCTGGACAGTAATCAGTTCATCATAGGATGTTCCGGAGAGATTTTTTAAAACCTTTTCAGTTTGTTGTAATTTGGCACGATAATCCGCTTCCACCGCCTGGCTTTTCTTCACCTGGTCAGCAGTACGCTTCATTACTTTTTGAAGATCATCCCATTTCTTCCCGGTATTTTCACCGGCTGCAGTCATACGCTTGCTTTCAGCAGTCAGTTCCTCCAGCGATAACTCATATTTTTTAGTAGCAGCAACCATCTGCTCAATACCCTTACCGTAGTCGGATGTTTCTAAATATACGCGGATTCCACGTTTAAAATCATTTCCCATTTTGCCAGTTTTAATTGTACAATACAAAGAAAGCCACAACACTGTGGCTTTTAAAGGACATTCTATAAATCAAAACGCCCTAACTTCACAGTCCGGGCGTTCTTAAATTAACCTTAAATCTAACATCAATGAAAAATCACAAATTAAACATGTCGTGCAGTAAGCGAAAATAGTTTACCGTATTGGGTTGACAGGTTATAGTTGTTTCGCATCCTATATGGCGTATAACTATAGCTATTATTGTAGGCTCTGTTTTGTAGACTAAATTTATTTACCGACACCTGTACGCATATACCGGGGTCTAAATGCAGGATTGCTCCCGGGCTAAACTTTAGTACTGCCACTTCGGGTCGATTCACCAGGAGAACTCCGGAAGTGCTGTAAACGGCCTGAACCGATTCAAAACTCACGGCATTCATCACCGGCATGGTGATTTGAGAAACCACGTACTGTGTTTGTAACTTATCGGGTACCTTCGCCCCGACATCCGTTGCAATCGATACTAACATTGTCAGCGCGAATGCGAATAAAAGAAAAAATGTTTTTTTCATGTTGTGAATAAATTTGATTGTTACTAATAAAATTGAATACAAATTTCAGCATTTAATTTATGCATAAAAAGGACAAGTTCAACAAGCTTATTATTTCAATTCTATATACTTCACATACGTAAATTTTGTATTCGGGTTCTGTGAAAGTATATTCAGATTGATAGCCTTCACTCCCCAGCTCCACCACAGGAAGTAATGCTTCGGGACCTTTGAGACTACCGTTGTCAGGCTATCGCGGTTCTCAACCAGTAAGTTTATAGAGTCACCCTTGAAACATCCGGACAGGGTTGTAAACCTATCCTCGTATGCCAGGCACTTTACAGAATCGACATAAATTATTTTAGTTGGGATTATAGTACTGGTTTGCGTGCCCACCTGCGCAACTGAAATCACATTCTTAGGCTTGATCTGTAGCTCTCCGATTTCGTGGAGCAAGTTGGCTTCATAGACTTTCATTTCCTCCTGCGTGTACTTCAGCGCTTCCACTTTGGCGGCTGCATGACCGTAGGCTGTCTTATAAGTCGTGTAATTTTTATTCAACACGGAAACATTCGACGACAGGCGGGAGTTCTCAGCCCGGGCAGTATGCAGTTGAGCATTTTGAATACTGTACGATATTATTAAAATCGTAACCAACACGGCTGTTAATAGATAGATGTACTTTTTCATAACCATCTCGATACTTTATAGATTTGACTTTTTAATCTCCTTTTTTTATAAACTCCATCACCTTCCCTTGATCCGGCTTCATTGGTATTACCTTCTACGGTGATGGCAATACTTCCTGATTTCCATTCGTCGATAAACCCTACATGCGCTATCCGCTTTTTTGTTGGGAAATAGATCCCGAAAACATCGGCGGTACCGGGTGAAGAATTCCGGGATGATCCGCGGGTATAAATCACTTTTTTAGCAGGGAACCAATTGGGGGAATATCCGCTAACCATGGCTTTAATGCCGGCAGCGCGGAAAGTCCACGTCAGGAACGCTGCGCACCATGGTTGACCGCGTTTTAAGTTGGCCGATGCCAGGTACATTTCTACACGTGTGCCATCGTTATGGCCGGTAGCTTCGCGGGTACCAATTTCGGTGGTATAAATGCCTGAAACTTTTTCTATTACGCTGCTACCAACGTTCTGGCCAGATAAGCCAAAATAGCCAATAAAAAGAAAAATACTGAGTAAGATAATTTTAGTTTTTGCCATGGGGTAATGTTTTCAAAATCATGTTTCATTTGATGTTGCAGATATCGCCGGAAGTTGCCAAAAGTAACGCCCAGTACAGCCCAGGCAATGGCTACATAAATCAGGAATTGGATGATTGCGAATATAGGTATTTGAAAAACGCCTGCATCGAATATCCCGCTGGTAGGATCCATCCAGCGGAGAACCTGAATGGAGAGTAACCATATTCCAAACCCGATCGGGATTGTCCACAATTCGTGATACTTTTTAAAAAATGAGTGAATAGCGCCCCAAATAGAGCGTAAAAAAGCAATAAGTGTTTTCATGGTACCCAGCGTTTATCTTGTTTCATATTAATAATTCCTTCAATTTTTATCAGCGAAATTTTAATGTCGTTGTACGCATCGTTATTTTTTTCCGCAATCTCGATCTGTTTATCGTAAGCCTTTTCGGTGATCGAGATCCGTGTCTTTAAAACTGCGATTTCACTTTCGGTGGCGTAGATCCTGGCATTCATGGCACCCCACGAGAGCGTCACTGACAGGAATATCGTCAGCGACCAGCCAATCCAGGTCTTTAGTTCTATTTTAGCCTTTTCGGGTCTGTGGTTTTCGCTCATTCTACTTTTATTTAATTAATTGTTATTCCCCTTTATAAGTCGTCGATTATAGTGAATCGAGCCCATATTGGATTTGCTATATAAACTGATTTACTTCCTAAAGGAATATGTAAAGTTCCGTAGGTTGTCCACTCAGGGTCTTCTATTATCGGTGGGGTGATCGCATGACAATTTATATTAATGCTTTTCGCATTGTAAAATGCCCATCCATTAATCTTAATGACTCCCGAATGTAGAATAAGATTTTGAATAGTCCCATTTGCAAATGCACCTGGGATAGTTGTAATTTGAGTAGGGATATTTACGGTCCCAATTTCTGCATACATAAAACAATTTCCCCCTAAGGCTTTAATCGAATTTATATCAAAGCAATGAACATATAATATGGCTTGTGGATAATACCCATAATTTGAGAATAAAGTGCAAGTGAAATTACCAAAATACACCCAAATAGTTCCTTGTGGAGTAGTCACAGGTATAGCTGTAGATGAATTGATTACGATAACATGTCTCTTTGTACTCCCAGCACTAAAGTTAACTATTCCTGAAACTACAGTGTTATAATTACCGCTATTCTCGGAAACTGCATATGTTGTACCTACTATGGCAGCCAATTCTATTGAGCTAATAGTAGAATTTAATGAAAATATGCATCTTGCATTCGGGTTTGTAACAACATATTCCGAAAATACTTTATGTATATTCAGTTCCTGTGCATCCGGATTGAAACCTACCGGAGCCACGAAGGCTTCGATAGGTAAAAGGGCAGAACCAAAATTATAAGCATTGATTATCATTTCTTTCCGGTATATATTGTGAATATTTTTGCGCGGTTCGTTGACATACATGGCTTAGTTGATAAAGGGAGTGTTACCGATAGCGATATTATCACGTTCAAATCCTGATGAGATATCGAGTACCACACCTGCTGTAAATTGCTCGATCAGGTAGATACGTCTGGCTGCGTTCTGTGCCATCTTATAAACCACATCGGCGTGACGTGTCTCCGCGTTCTGTTCCTCCGCTGTAGGAGTTACACCCTTGGCAATGGCAAGCGTGTACGAAGCCATGAAGAAGGATAACTTTGATTCTTCGGCTTCCTTCAGTAAGGCAGCATTCGAGTTCTGTTCCTCTGCTTCAATCGACTTAATAATTTCAGATAGCGGGCGTTTTTCCTTGTCGTAGGTAGTTTGGAAAGTTTTGTACATCGGCCATTCAGGGTGCGGAATATCCGTTGGTTGAGAAATATCAATCCGGATATAAACGCGCTGGTCTAAACTTACCGGTGGCAGTGGCTCGAAGTCGGCATACCATTCTATTCCTTCGCCCATAAACTGAAGGGGTTCACCCAACATCACTGGACAGGGATTATAATTTAATGTTTCAAAACTTGTGTGATCAGCATTCCACTGTATTAATCTACCTCTTAGCATAAAATTTATTTATTTAGAATTTATATTTTTGTTCCTTTGGCCTTGATAGTTGCCCCTTTACCTGTCAGCACTGCACCCACTGCGTCGATACTAATCGCTATCCGGTCACCCGTGGCGAATGTCGTCGGCGTGGCATCCAGCACATAAGGCACGGCAGCCGTCAGGTTCGTGAGTTCCGTGGCATCTATTGTTATTTTGGTTGTAAATATTGACACGCCATTTTTCTTGATGTCAACAGTAAATGTTCCACCGGTAGCAGCTTCCAACAGGCTGACAAGTATCGAAGTCAGCGTAAATGGTTCCAGTACCGTGTCGGTCATCTTCACGCCGGTGGTAATGTTTGTGGATTGATCACTTAGCGCGTAACCGAAAACTTCACCAACCCCCACGAGTTGTATTTTTTGTGCCTGGTCGTAAGTGACACTTTTCGTCTCCCAAGCCGGATAGACCTGCGGATCTGCAATATCGATCCGTCGCACCATGACAGAGGCGGAGTCGGTATAGATTTGGAGGGCTGAAACTAAAGCGCCATCAATATATGAGTTTGTGACAATCAGTGTCCCGGAATTTGAGCCATCGACGTTATAAACTCCATCCATTAAATTTACACGATTCAATTCTACAAATGCATTTATGGGAAGCGATATAACGCCACTGCCACCAGTTCCACCACCACCTGCCGGTGCAAGTTCCATAAGCCTTGCAATCGTACAATAATACTCATCACCTGTAGTCGGATGTTCTATCATCAAACGCCAGGCAGTAGTGAGCGTACCAAGGAATTCTTCAAAGTCTTCCGAAAATCGTTTTTGATTCATATCTATAATAAAATTACGGCACCGCCGGAGGTTATTTGGTCTAATGTTGTTGCACCCAGTATTTCATATTCATCTTCCACCACCAATGGGCTAAAGTATTCATCTGTATCAATCAATTCAATTTTTAAACTTACCGTTCCGGGTTCGCCCTTGGTTGTGGCAAACAGATTGGTATCTGTTGTTACATTCACTGCATATTCGTGACCGTGAGCAATCAGTATCACATCCTGACTGTGCAACATGTCCAGTAAAAACAAACGGTCATCGGAGTTTCTGTATACTGTCGAAGCCTGGTAGATATTCGTTATCTCCTTCCGTTCCGGTTGATTTACAAAATCCGATATCAGTGCATCAAACTTTGTTGTTACGGTAGCTTCTCCCAGCGCGGGCATATAATCCAGTTCACCCGATAAGGCAACTTTTTCCCATACGCCCCAACTATTCTTAAATTTCAAAAAATAGTCAGTGGCTTCACCTTCTGTAATCAGTATCGAACAGATATAACTTGTTTCGGTCACAATGTCGAATACCGAAGCCAATATATTATTCGAAGTAATCAATGCCAGGCGCAAGGCTGCAAAATCCAGATTCTGAAGGCTGTCAATGGCAAATACACCGTGTGTATAGGTCGCTACAGTTATATTATTTGCTTTTACAGTAAAACTATGCCCTTTGCCATAAAAATACAGCGGAAGCAATTCATTTTCCCTGATCGTTATCGTTGTATTGTTCGTGCGCGTAGTCAGGAAGAAATTAACCCCGTTATTTGCCAGCTTGGTCTGAAAAATACTGAGACCATTCATTTGCCTGGTCAACAGTTTGCTCACCCCACCACCATACACTATCATTTGTCCAAACACAAAACCCGACTCCACACCCAAAGCATCCACCAGTGTCAGGCAATAGCGTTCCACCCCGGCTGTGTTTTTCATCGACGCAAACAAACTCGTCAGGTTCACTTCAGCATAATCCGAAGCCGTATACACAATCCCTTCATAGATTAATATTGTATAGGCATATTCATCCTCAGTACCATCATGTTTGTAAAGCCTGTATCTCCCCGACATATTCACACCCGTGAAAAGCCAGGCCAACACCGGGTTCCCTGCCATATACAGTTCATTCGTCAATATCGTTATCGTTGGTACCGGCATCAGGCGTATATTTGTTTAGCGTACTTATTATTCATTACAGTCACAGTCACACTGAATAACTTCAGGAACTCACTCCGTTCCGCACTCGGCCGTGTCACGAAAGCCACAAAGTCCGCCATGCTCCAAAGCACTTCATTCTTAAATTCGCGATACAGCGCCAATGCTGCAGTCATATCTGCAAACTGTGGAGCTCCCACCGGTATATTTTGTGCTATCTTTAATATCATATGGCAAATTTACTTGTTTGGGTAAGTCAATTAAAGGACAAATCACCGGCTTACAAAAGGGCGGAGCGTCCTGAGTTTTACGGGAACGGTCGATTTCTTGCCTAATTTTTGAACCAGGCTTTCTATCATCACCCGTTGTCCATGCAGTAGCTTTGGCATCTGTAAGTCCAACTGCTCCATTATTTGTTCCGGTATAAGCATATCAAGTTCTATCGGTACATTGCTGTTACTCCTGAAAAGTTTATAATCGGTATAAAACGAATCCACGGCGTTGAGTGGTGTTTCTGTATCTTCATCAAACAAACCGGTGAATAACCTGTAACTTCGCTTATACCCTATTGCTACCCCCGATATACTACTACTGGCCGTGACCAATAAATTCTTCACGTTCATAAATTGCACGATGCTCGATACTGCCGGCTTTTCCTCAGTACTTGTTTTTCCTGTTACCTTTACTGTAGAGTTCACATGAACGATATTATCTATTTGCACCATTTTAAGAGTAACATCAATACTCTTCCCGGTTACTGCCGGGGCGGTATACGAAGCCGTGACTAATACCTGTTTTACAAAGTCAAAATCTATCGTAACCGACTTCTCGTTTGCCTCATCAGCCGTCGTTGTACTATCTGCGTTATCCTTTATCTGAATAGATGTAAAATCCATGGCTCCCAACTTTGACTTCGAGCAAGCGTATTCCGATAGGTCAACGTCAGGGGCGATCCGGTTCAGATAATCTTCATATCTGCAAAACAAAACTGTTTTCGTAACCTCGTTAAGTACAAATTTTCCAACAAAAGTCTTTTCGACTTCCGCCAAAAACGCTTTTATAGTCACATCGGGCACCAACTTGTTAAAATTCAATATACCTCCGTAAATGGCGTCAGCCACATTATTGATCATTACTATATCATCAGCATATTCATTTATATTTTCTTCCAGGTCCCTGCTGTCATAGCTATATCCAAATTTACTGAAAATAAAACTGACCATATACCTTACTTTCAGAAATGGAGTCATCCCGTAGCCGGTTGACATATCAATGGTGTTCCCATCAATTTTCAATTGTTGAGGGTACTCTCCCTCGAATACAGTCAGTTCACCCTCTCCTGATTCCGACAACTCCAACGAATGCTGATAACGTTCAAAACCATTCAGCGTAAATAAACCCGTTACATCAACATCCTCGTAGGTACCGTCTCCTTTTAAGCGGTGAACAAACCATGTAAACTCCTGCGTAGTCGAAACAGGAGCCATCCGGAATATCGATTCACCCGAAGGGGCATTGTATTCCGATTTCAAAATATTAATAAGGTAAAGCACCTGATTTGCTAAAGTGTCAGTATCAAAGGTCGGGCTCTTAACCACTGGCCACCCCAACCAATTAAGTCGTGTATTTCCCACCCGGCTATAAAAATCACCCGTTCCCAGGTAAATGGTTGCAGATATCCCGTCTTCCTCATTGGCCGAATGTATCCCCAGGTTACAGGGCCGGTTAAATAATCCATCGCTCACTATCACGTCCAGGTCAGTCAACGGTTTATAATAACTGTCAATCCGGTCACTATAACCTACCAACTTCAAATTATTAGGTATTCCTGGTAATGTAATGGGTTGTGTCTGCTCACCGGCTGCAGTAAGCAATACGTTATTTCGGCTCAACTCAGCTTCAAAACCGATAGGAAGTTCAAACTCACCTGCAGCTGCTATTATTCTCATAAACTTGGTCTTTAAGCCCCTTTAGGGGTTTGGGGTTATTCTTGGTTTTCTACTCAGGTAAAAAAATGCTATTCATATTCAATACCAAATCAAGGCTATATTCCGCCAGTATATCTGCTAATTCATCTTCATGCCTCCGGATGATATCATTAAACCACGGTTCGGCAGTTCTGCTACCGGTACCCATCTTCCCCAGGCTAAGTGCTGCAGTTGTTTTAAGTGTTCCGTATTTATCGGTCCACTTGCTTCCGGTAAGTCCGGCATAACCTTTACCCGCTCCCTGGTGCAGATACACTCCATGCCTGGCAATGGAGAATCCTACCGATCGCGTTTCAAGTTTAAATTCTTTTTCAAAACGCAGATTTGTTACTATCGATTCGCTCAGCCTTGGAAAATCAGTCGTTAGCTGATCAGTGGCCCGGTGTCCGAACCTGGCATCTGCCGATTGCTTAAGTTCCTGCTCTACCACTTCACTCCATTGCTTTACCCGGCTATTGAATCGTTCTACCGATTCCACATCCTTTACCCGCAAAAACATGCTCGAATCACCACCCGTATTCTTGAAAGTAATTCGCGGTCTGAAATTGGCAACAACCACACTTGGAATCTCAACACCACCCGCGCGCGCTGTCCGTACCAATTTATTGAATGCATTGTTATTCATTCCTGTCTTTACGTCTATCCAGTCGCTCACAGTCATTTCGGTTAATTCCTGTCTCATCTTCTTATCCCCCTTTAGGGGTTAGGGGTTTCTTCATTCCAATATTCCGCTATCACCTTATATTCAATTCCATGCTCCAGCCGGAATCCCATAATCACACCATACAGGTTATCCCCAATTGGACCAATACTGGCAATAGTAAAAGTGCTGATCAATAAACCGGTCAAACCATTGCTATAATCCCGGCTATCTTTAATCATCTTAGCCTGGATCTGCAGTGCATTTTTTTCGCAGGTTTCCTGAGCCAAAAGTATATCCGAAGGATCATCCTGTTTAGCCGGAGTAAGCAACATAAAAAAGTATTGTGGTTTCTTGAGTAACGCTTCAGCTTCATTGTCCTCGAAGGTACTGTCACGCCCATCGATGGCTACAAGGATTGGGTAATGGATATTCGATAGCTGATTGCTGATACTGGCCAGTGTGTCGGAGTTGGGGGCTTTATGAAAACTTTTGGTGACATAATCCTTAAAGAGTTTCATTTGTTGGGTCAGCGAAAGCCCATAGGCCATATGATTGTAGAGTTCCATAAATCGGAGGTTTTAATTTATGGATACAAAAAAAGCGTACCGGAGCACGCTTTTAAAGGACAATTACTAAATTATCTATTATTCCGATTCTTTAAATAAGTCCTGCATTTCATTTACGGTTACTTTTGAAAGGGATGTTCTGACAGACTTTTCAATAGAAATCAATCTTGTAATTTCAAGATATCGATTAAAATCATCACCTGTCTTTTCCGTTTTTGCAATCAAAGCATTCATTTCGTTTTGATAGCTAACGGTGCGTTCAAATGATTTTTCACGTTCAACATGTTTTCCAAATAGTAATTTTTCAATTGTGGAGTAAACCCAAAGTTCAAACTTAGGATTTAACCATGCTGCAAATTTCAGTGCTAAAATCCGGTGCATAAATGTACCTGCATTTTTTCTCGAAATAAACAAATCTTCCTCTTTTTCGATACCCAATAAACGGGAATTCCCGTTTATTAACGCTTCTTTAATGAACTCTTTCGTGTTACTGTTTGATAAGAATTCATTAACCTGCTTCCCAAATGGCTTTGCCATTTCAGTGGCATTAATCATCATTCCATTATCTTTCGATAATAGAAAGGTGATGTCGTTTTCTTCAAATGCACAAATTTTTGTTTCCATTCTTTCTTTATTTATTAGTTTAAAATTAATTACACCACAAATATAATGATTTCAATTATCATTCAGGCAATAACATTTTAAAGAACTCCATCAACCGGTCAAATGCCTGTTGTTTTTCTTCTTCAGTATACAGGTTCGTTCGGTTTGGTTCCAGGGGCGCTACCATCCGGTACGCTTCATCCTGATCGGTAGGAGGTTTGATTTCGTCATTCATGATTGTGCTCCTTCCTTTATTATAGGTAACAACTTTATTAACCGGGATAAATCATCTTTCATAAACACTACGCATTCGAGGAATACGCTGATTTGTTTCAATTGATCTTCATCCTCGATATGCAGGTTTCTACAAAAGTAATTCTGAATATCCTGAAGCATATTCACGTACGAAGTCATTGCTGTATCTTCATGTTCGGTAGCTGGAGCAAATTCCTTTAGATAGGCAATCAGCTCAGCACTCAGGGGGAATCCGTCTATTACTGTCATGACAAACCTCCTTCCGTGTAAATCAACGACAATTGATAATCACGCCCAGTAAATAGCAAGTTAGCGCCGGTCTGGTCTACATGTACGGTTACAATACTTTTACCGGTGAGGAATTCACTGGCTTCGTTCACAAAATTCTGAAGCATAGAAAGTGATGTCTCGGAACTAAACTCACCACTGTTGTGGAAAGTTTCATGTTTTGTTGGCTTCGCAGGATAGCGATGACCGATAGTTGTTTTTTTCATTGTGGGTTTGTTTGCATTTAGTTTTATGGCACAAAAAAAGCGACGCCAATATCTCGCTGCAAACAAACCCAAGGGTATATCACCGTTCTACACGGCCCGAGATATGGCATCGCCATATTTTAAATAAGTCTAATATTTTGGCATAAAAAAACCACCTCGTTAGGTGGGCATATAGCCCTTAAATTTGTTTGCGTTGCAAATATCAGAATAGTTTTTGAATTGACAATGCAAAAATGAAATTATTTTCAATTATCTTATTTTATTATAGGTAATCCCATCTAAAATAAAACTGTTTTCATTTATATATTTAAAATTTGAAGTTTCCCAAGTAGAATCAGGTTTATCTGCATTTTTTTTATAAAATAAGTTGTTTTCAACTTTCCATTCAAAATAATCTCCACCGCCTTTTTTCAAAGCATTGCTCCAACCACTGCTACTATAACTCCAATAATTCCAATAACACCAAACTTTACGCGTGTTATCAAATCTCCAAGATTTATACTGACTATCTTCATATAATCCATTTTCCCACGAAGTATAATACTTGTATTCATACTCTCCATTCAGACTTGGTAAAGTGCTTGGTTTATCGATATCTTCCTTTTCACAACTCATGATAAATATAGCTATTACAGCCAGTAATAAAACTTTTTTCATAAACATTTTACTTTAAAAGGTTGATACTAAATATTGAATCACAAAGATATGAAAATTATTAACAAAAAAACCCTGTACCTATCTTCACAGACCAGCACAGGGCAAAAAAAAGCATGAAAAACAAAAAATGAGTATTATTCAGCAGGGGTATTCTTTTCTTCGGCTTCCAAAAGATAATCGAGCGAATAAAGTATATTGTATAGCTGATCCTGTTTATAAAGTCGTTTCTTCTCCGGATCCGCTTTAGCCACATAATCCAGCAGCTTTTGTTGCCCGTCATAAGGATTACCTGCAGGCTGTCCATCACCGGCATCGGGGAATACCCTGGGGAACTTATCCGCAATATACCGGCAGGATCCTATCCAGTACCAAATCATCAACACCACCATATCGGGGCGAATGCGCTTCATATATTCCAGGTTCAGGTACTCCGGGTTAAACGCTTTCTTATCCCTCCGGAACATACAACCCAGCCAGGCATAGATCGCTTCCGGATTATTATCCTTCATCACGTCATAAGTCTGCAGGTAGATATATTGATCGTAAATCAAATCAGTCAGTGAATCTTTTGGTGAAAAAAACTTTCTGCCTTTAATTTTTAATTCAGGAAAATGGTTTATCGTTAATCGGTTATCGAAAAAACACTTTCCATCTTCATCTGGAGCCGTCCACAGATAATCAAAAACGGTGGAAGCATTTACCACGTCTGCAGCAGTCAGTGCAAAAGTGTTTTTACGGATAGATATTCTGAAATATCCCGGGTTCTTCATCCGCTTCACGTGGGCACCCAAACAAATAAAAAGCATCTTGATCTTTATTTCCTGAATCGGTATTTCCGTGGCCACCAATTTCGATAACCCTATAAGTTGATCGGTAGTCATTTCATCCATCTTCTCCGGAAGTGCAAATACAAACTTTTCGATATGTAGATTCTTCATAACTATAAACTATAAACTACTTACTATAAACTCCATACTCAAAACTCTATACTCAGAATTCAGAACTACCATCTTAACCCTCCATATTGAATATTTTCACTTCAGTAGAATTAAAGTCCATGGCCATATCCACAACCTCAATACCAAACTCCACAGCGTATTTATTTAAAATTTGCTGTATCCGGTTAAAGTAATAAATGGCTTGTTCGGCAAAGAAATTCCCCTCATTTTGAGTATCGGAATAAATTGGCCGGATAAGTGGTTTATACTCTCTCGTATCCGAACCGCTTCGGTTTGCCTTACTCGCCTGGCTTGTGTGAAGCTCCGCTGTCTTACACGCCACAAATCGACGGATAGCAGCAATTACCGCCATTTCGGCAGGTGTTTGCAGACTGGCCAGTTTTCCCCGTAAAGTTGCATCCAGTGTTTCGCCCAGCACTTCATTGATAAACCGTAGTTCTATCATGCCCATGGCCGGGCGAAGGCTTTCAAATGTCAATCGGCTATAATCGATATCTACCAGCCCTATCTCCTGAAATTGTGTAGATGTTTGAATATAATTTCCACCACGTAGCGTATAGAACCGGCTTTCTTTCCATTCCGGGAATAAGTCTGCATTTGTCTCCAGGTATTCCAGTACCTGATCCAAATATTGAAATCCCCGTCTCTCCAGGCTTTCTTCTACCTTCGCTATTTTAGTGTCACTGGCCGGAACATACCCTGTGGCGCCATCCTGCTTGGAAACTGTAAAACCACTGTCACTGACCCTAACGGATAGTTCGGCATTTCCACACCACAAAGCCAACGGTCCCAATGCCAGCCGTGTCAGGGCAAGTAATTTTGTTGCACGTTCCGGAACTGCAACATCTTCCAGTATTTCTACCAGTTCTGTGCCCAGGTAACGTACCAGATACATATCGCGGGCAGTCTGAAGAAATGGTTCTACCGTTTCAAATGGAATGGAAGCATTTAACTTTACTGTCTTCCGGAGTTGCTCTATTGTTGAAATAATTACACTCATAGTCTATACTTTTTGATTACCAATTGATTTTACTGCACCGGTACCCTGATCCAATGTGGTGAGCATAATGTTAGGGATAATAAAATGGATATCCGCATCCCAACCGTTGATTGCTTTCACCAGGTAAAGCGGTGCAACCAATAGATCGCGGATTGGTTTCATCATGGCCTGCTTTATGATAAACAATTCCCGGGCTTCAGTTCCGTTTATCGACTTACCTTTCCCTGGAGTCGCTCCCACAATGGATGGGTGAACACCCATGGCATTACTCATTATATTGGTTACTTCCTCGCTGTCGTCAATATATTCACCACCTTTGAAAAAACTTTCAATAGGCTTAATAATGATATCATTGATTTCATAGCCTTTTACCTTGTCGTACTCAAAGTGTGATACAAACGATTTCCCGGCATTTTCCTCACCGGCAAGAAAACCATTCATATCAGTCAGGAACTTCGTTCTACGGAGTTTCTGAGCTTCTATTTCGGTAATTCCTTCCTGTTTAAATAACTTT